TTGCCAGACCTCTGAAACCAACCTCTGATGATAAGCGCTTTTCTATGATTGCCACAACCACACCTGTGATATAGTCCAGTGCCATAAACGCTATCAACGCCCAGAATAGCCCCGTAACCTCGCCGTACATAAAGCCTAAAACCGCCCCGACAGCTCCTGCTATGCTGTCAATAATTATCTGTATCTTGCTCATTTTTTCGTCCTTTCCGCCTATTCGGCGCTGTTTGCTTCTTCTTTTCCCTGCTTTGCGAGTATTGCGAGCGCTTCCTCGCTGTCATCAGGGATCACTCTTGCCCCCTGCATAACTGCATCCTCGGATTCTATACCGCCGAGGACAAACGTTCCGTCCGGAAATATCTGCATTTTCATCACCTACGCTCTCTTGTTTGTATACTTTATCATGAATGACAGGGTCTTTGCTCCTGTCACCGACATTGTTATATTGCCGTTTTCTATGTTGAGATGCTCAACGGAGCCGTCTACGCTCAGTACATCCCTGTCGTATGCCGTTGCAATTGTCAGCGTCAGCACTATTCGGTTTCTGATAGGATTCGTGTTGCTGTCATAGTACGGTTCGATTTCGACTTGATTGTACCCCTCACCGTAAGTTGCATACTCAAAGCTCTTTGACAGTGCCGAAGACACAGTGCCGTATATCACAAGATCGGTATCGCACATCCAAGCTCGCCACGTTTTGTCATCGCACCAGCGTGTATAAGAGCGTTTGCGGGTTACCGATGTGTACCGTTGCACCGTGTTAAATCCTGTCGCTGAGATGAATCTGACATTATCGACCGTAAGCTCAAACGGCTCATTTGCACTTACAGGGCGGTTTGTAATGTATTGAGCTGACGCCGATGTACAGAAATACCGTTTGCTCTTGCCTTTGTCATCGGCTATATTTAACATCAGCGTGTTCAAGTCTACCGTCTGACCTGTCAAGTCTGAAGCTTTAAGATAATCCTTACTGTCAAGCTCGGATACTGTAGCCGCACCGACTTCGGTAGCAGTATACGCAGGCTTATTCTCGGTTTTCGTCCATTCGGGCATATCCGTAATATCTGACATATTATGTGTATGATTCTTCTCTGCCGCCCCGACTTCTTCCGCTGTATACACAGGCTTGCTTTCGGCTTTTGCCCAGTCGGATATCTCATCGGATTTCAGATATTCTGACAGGTCTATACCTGTTCCACCCGCCGCATTAAGTGCGCCCGAAATATAAAGGTTTCCGGCATCATCTACCACTAATGCGTTACTTCGCCTGTCCTCACCGTAACCGTTTCCGATAACCAAAAGCGCATTGCTTGTTGTGCTATTATATCTACCTATAGCAGTCATGTGCTCACTTCCGGCTACAGTATAATATCCCGAGGCATGGCTATTACTGCCTCTTGCCACAGTTCCCATACCCTCAGCATGTGCGCACCGTCCCGTTGCGAAAGTATTCATACCTTCGGCGTGTGCACTTTCGTTGCTGGCTGTCGTTTCTCTGCCCTCTGCGTGGCTGTAAGGAGCAGTCGCTGCTGTCTTACTTCCTTCGGCGTGTGCATAATATGATTCAGCTTTATTACCGGAATAATCGTTGAAGATCTCACAATTCTTATCGCTGTTTGTATATTTACCCACACCGTCATTTCCGCCGCTTGTTGCTTTTTTCCCCACACCGTCAAGGCGCTTTTCTGTTTTACTTTTTACTTGTACCGGTGTTTTAGACTGTTCGTTTGACGCAAGTGTCATTTCCAAAACGGTTGCCGTTGCCTCATCGGTAAGCTCCGCAAATGCACAGCTGACCTTATGCGCTCCTCGATACTTCCATACCAGCGTCGTCGGGAAAAATGCTATTGTACGATTAACATCTATTTTTCCACCGCTTCCGCATAAAGTATCAAAGCATTCGATCGCAGGATTACCGTTAAAAGAAAATTCAACACGCCGCAGTGCTATAGTCATAGCGTCTGCACAGGATTGAAACGCCGATTTTCGTGTTTCTATCGACAACGACTGCAACAGCGGATTCTCGGGAATATACAATGTGGCTTTTCTTGCCGCTGAATCATCAAGCGTTGAAATGTTTGTATACACATACTGCTCGCCGTCAAATGTTGTTGAAAAATACTTCGTCAGCGCACGGAGATCAAAAAATTCCGTTCCGGTACGCTCGTAGCCCTCTACCGTATAATCCGGATCATATATAAGTGCATCGTCAACAGTTGTTGTTTTTTCCTTTAGCTTTACTATTTCGAGCTTGCCGTATCGGTTAATTCTCGCCGATGCCGCCATTATCGCACAGCACCACTCGATCAAATCCCTGTATGTCTGTATTTCTGTTGAAATTGTAGAATCTACAGTCAGATTGTCGTTAGGATACGCACCGAAATCTGTTGTTGCAAGTTCGATACCAACATCTGCGGCGGCGTCTTTAATGTGCTGCTGTACAGTCTTTCTGCCACCTGCATACGCTGATATATTAACATCAAATCTTGTACTGTCATCAAAAGCCGTCAGCTTATGAATACTGCCCTTGCGCTTTGTAAGACTATTATCTACCGTGAATATTCCGAGCGGTACACTTTCCCATGTGCCGCCTGCAAGCAGTATTTCGTATTTCGGAGTAATGCGAGCATTAGCATACGACCGTGACAGAAAATCATCATCGTACACCGTTATATCAAGCTGATTTGTGTAAAACGTACCGATTTCAAAGGTATCACCGGAAACCAACTGTTCTTTCAGCGTAACGCTGTTGTTAACAATAATATCATCGGTTATGTTTATCGTTTCACCGTCACAGAGCTTAATTGTACCTGCAATGCGGTCTGTGCGGTTTTTATCCTTAATCGCCGCCGTGTAAGCGGCTGATACATCAAGCATAGAATCACCTCTTACTCTTAATATTCGATAAAGTTTACGCTTAAATCCCACAGCGTTTCTGCGGCGGTATCGGCATTAAGTACCATAGTTGCGCTTCTGTCACCGGCGTACATTGTGCAGGTCTTTGTGCTCGCAGTAGTCGGATCGAAAAATGTCGCAGAAAACGAATCGGGAGAAATCGCATTTGCTATAGCGGAAAGCTGCGACCTGTTCACCCTCCACGTTACCTGTATCTTGTACACCCCTTCTCTTATGCGATTGCGAAACATCACGCCTGTTTCACTTCTGCCGCTGTCCTCGCTGTCAAGGTCGGAGCGCTGTACGCCGTATGATTTGGGCGAAATCGGTGTGAAGCTGCCGAATTTTATAAGTGTCTGCATATTAACTCCTTCCGTTAAGTCTGCGGTTTCTGACGGCATTATAGCGTGCTACGGTTTCACCGACCGTATCTCCGTCTATATCGACCGTGACGTGTATATCTGCGGATTGACCGCCTGTACTGTCTGACATAGCCGAGCGTACAGCGTTATATATTGCTGTTTCTATGCTTGACGAGTTCGCAACTGCGGTACGGTTACCGATAGTGCCGACAAGCTCAGGGCCTCTTTCATTTGCTATGAACAGATCGCCATAGTCGGGGAAACCGCCGTCGGCGTATTTTTTTAACGCTAAAAGTCCTAAGCCACCCCAGGTATCCGGACTGTTAATCTGCCCGCTTTTCTGCAGTTCTTCATACGCTTTCTGCGGATCGTATGTGCTGAACTGCTTTACCGCATAGAGCGCTTCGTTGGAGGTAAGTCCGTTCTTTTCAAGAGCCATGTTCCACGCCTTAGAAGGATCGTATCCGGAACGCATATATTCGTTTGAATCAAGCTGTGCCAGGCCTATAGCTGTTCCGTATTTGCTAGATAGATCTATTTCTTTGAGTTCATCTGCGTGCGTCATTTCAAAAAGACCGGCGCCTACACTCTGCCAGAAGTTAGACCAGCCTTTTCCGAGATCCCCGAAAAGACCTTCAAACATACTGTTTATCTTTTCAAGTCCACCAAGCAAATCACCGTTAGCAAACTTATATATACCTTCTCCAATGCCTTGCCAGAAATCAGACCAACCTTCCCCCAAATCACCGAAAAGTGATTTAAACCTGTCATTAAGCCGCACCAGAGCATTGTACTGCTCCGTTTCGTTGCCGTTGAAAATATCGAAAATATCTTCACCTACGTCTTTAAAGAATTCTACAAATTCTTCTCCGAAAAGATCCGTGATTATCTCGTTTGCCTTATTAAGAACTCCCGATAAACCGTCAAGCAAACCGTCAAAGTCAAAATTCAAGCCTAAAGATGTTTCTAAAGATGTTCCGCCGACCTGCTCCTGCACATTGCTCATTGCTTCCGCAAGGCCCTCCGCATTCTCAACATCATCGCTTGACACCACGCTCGAAGCAAGCGTACCTGAATTTCCCGACAGTCTGTTAAGCTCGTCAAAACCTGCAAGACTGCGTTTTACACTGTCTGTAAGATTATCTGTGCTTTCTGCAACATCATCAACGCCCTCAGACGCATCACTTGCCGCTTCATTTTCTTTTTTCAGCTTTTCGGAGCTGTCCTCTACGCTTTCTGTCCCCTTGTTTGTCGCCATACCGAATAATGCCAGCGCACCGACTATTATTCCTATCCAGCCCATAGTCGCTTTTAACGCACTTGCGAACGTAAGCTGTTTTGGTATCAGAAATGCAAGTACACCGCTGTAAGCCGCTTTTGCAGCAGCCATAAGCCTTGTTGCCATTGTCACGGCAGGTATTGCCACAGCCATACCGATAGCGATTTTCATCATTGTCTGCTGTGCAGGCGTTGCCGCTTCAATCTTCGCTTGTATATCCGCTACAATACCGCCAAGCCCTCCGACAGCTTCTGCTACCGTCATTATCACGGGCTTTAAAGCGTTAAAAGCACCCGACAACACAGGAAGTACGCTCTGAACAAGCGGCAGGAGCGCTGTACCGGCTTCTGCGGCAAAATCCTCAAGCTCTGCCTTGAATGTCGTAAGCGCACCCGAATAGGTATCGTTTTCCTTTGCGTAGTTTCCTGCCGCATAGTCCGACTTATCAAGGAACATCTGCATAGCGGCATTGACCTTCTGCTGTGTGGTAGAGAGCTTTCCAAGTCCCTTTTCCTGTGCGTATATCTGCAGGTTCGTGTCGTTTATGGCAACACCGAGATTATCCATCATTGTGAAGTTGCCCTTTGCCATGCCTGCAACAGCTTCCATAGCGCTGTCTACGGATATGCCCATAATACTTGCCACATCAGACGCACGTTGCATAGACTGCGTTACCATATCGGCAGACTGTGCTACCGAAAAGCCCGAGCCCTGAAAGAGCGAACCCATTTTTGTGGCGGTCGCAAGATACTTGCTCTGTGAAAGTCCAAGCGAAGAAGCGGCAGTTTCTGCGGTTTTCTGAATCGTGCCGGCATAATTCTTGAATACCGACTCCGAACCGCCTATGTTCTGCTGAAGGTCTCCTGCAAGACTTATAGCTTGCTTGACCATATCGCCTATCCCAAGAGATGCAAGACCGGAAGCAAGACTTTTGAAAGATTCCATAGCGCCGGCAGAAGTATCTTCGCTCTGCTTTTTCACGTTCACAAGATTATCGTTGACCTGTCTTATCTTACGGTCAAAATCATCCTTGTTTGCACTGACTATAACGTTCAGTTCTTCTACTGTCACTTACTGTACCTGCCTTTCGTAGCTTCCGCATATTCAGCCATATTCTGCTTTGATAACTCCCAGTCCGACACGGGTATTCCCTCCGACTTATCACGTCCGTACAGCTTAGGAAATGCCTTTTCGATGCTGTGCGGATATTGCCTTGGAGCGTTGACACCTATGGCAACAAGTTGACCGATGCTATAAGCAAAGGCACACATCAAGCGTTCATTAAACTCGATGTGTGCCTTGTCATATTCGTTTTTTGCCTGTATTGCCTGCGTTATTTCCCGTACCGATAAGTCCCAGAAATCTTTATGCGTTATCTCTGCCGACAGTGCCGGGCGGTAGAGATTAGTTATCAGCTCTCCTGCACTGCTCCACTCTCTGCCTTTTCTGCGAGCGCCAGCAGTTTTTCTGCCTGCTGACGCTTGAAAAAACCCGACACCGTAAGCGTCTTGAAGAGTATTTCCGCCATATCCGAAAGGTCGCCACCTGCGTCTATGTAATCGTCATAGATCTCCTGCGCCTTTCTGATGTCGATATTCGCCTGAAAGCGATTTAAAGCACCCCACAGATACAGCGTTACTGTTTCAAGCTTGTCGAAATCCGCCATACCCGCAACAAGCGACTTGCCTGTTTTCTTCTCGATCTCGATTGCCGATGAAGCCGAGATTTTGAGCTTGTACTCAGTGTCACCGATTTTCAGTGTTTCATAAGGTAATCTGTTTTCTTCCATTTTAATATCCTCCGTTCGTTTGATTTTTTTGCATAAGAAAAGCACACCCTCTCAGATGTGCTTAATAAATTTTATTTCTCAGCGCAATTACAGCACTGTGTCGCTTCCGCCCGACATATGCTTGTTTATATAATTGACTATCTTGTCTGCTTCATACTTCTTATCTTTATTTACAGCCACAGCTACTGTTTTTGGCTCACCGTCGCTTGTATAATTTATTATGATAACATATTCAGTCACATTCTTAGGTCGTGATGCGATAATTGCACCCGGAACGCCGAACAGTAACGCTCCCGCAACGGTCGAGCCTGCAGAAGCTCCTTTGAGTTCGGAGTTCGTTTTCAACAAAGCAGACGTTATTTTTTCTGCCTTAAGAACAGAATCTTTTTTGTTTACCGTAAAAACTATCCTGTCACCAAACAAGGACAACAAACATTCGCACTCCCCCTGTGGCAATCCGTACAGCGCCACACCGTAGCATTTTACAATGAAACGTTTAGATGAAGATATACTTTTACCGCCCGACTTTTTTACTTTCCTAATCCTGTAAACGCCATAAAGCAGGAAAAGCAGTGCCAAAGCGAGCATTACCGCACCGACGGTTCCTTGATTGCTGAAAAAAGCGAAAAAAGAAGCGATTAAAAGTATTGCTCCGGGTATAAAACAAACAACAGCTAATACCATAAATATTCCCTCCGTGATACTATATTTTTCTTTATAATACCACGAAGGGTTATAAATGTCAAGTTATGCCGCAGCAGTTACGTCCTCAAGCTCTGTAAGAGGTGTGCTTCTGAGCGTGAATTTCAGTGCCGCATTGACCTCTGCCGCAGAACGCTTTACCGATACCTTTGAGCTCCACTGATAGCCCGTATTATCCGGATAAATCAGCTTGAACCACACGGTTGCGTTCGATGTCTGTAACGCTCTCAGCGTGGAATACGCCGCCGCTACGTCTGCTTCCGACACGGCAGGATTTTCATCTTCATCGTTATAAAAGAACGTGAAGTCCAGATCGCCGTAGTCCTTGACACCGGGTATGTAACGCTTCGCACCGTCCGCAAGGTTCGTTACATCGACCTTTTCGGGATCACCGCCCATATCGGGAGTTGACTGCAAGCCATAAAGCGTCTTAAATGTGCCTGCCTTTGTGTCGGCATACTGTAATTTTGTGCCTTTTGATAAAAGTTCCATAATAATTTTCCTTTCTGCTTAAGGGCTATAAACCCTGTGATTCAGTTCATCTATTTTTGCGGAAAACCGCATACATTTACGCTGTAATTCGCCGTCGGGCATCATCTGTCCGAATATACGGCGAAAGCCTTTCGATACCATTACAGCGCTTATCTGTGCCGACATATCGGCTACAACAGCAGGCGTGTCCGCCTTATCCCATACATCAATCTGTACCGTGATAACCGACAGCCGCTCCGCACCGTGAAGTACGGTGTCGCTCTGATTTGCTATCTCACTTAACGTAATGACAGGAAAATCGGCTGTGGTGTCGGGGAACTGCAATTCCACCGTGCCTATATCGGCAAGCATATTAGCAATTGTGGGTATAATATCTATCATGCCATTGCGCTCCTTATTGCTCTTGCAAGCTCAACCTTGCAGGACTTGAAAACATACTCCCTGTTGCCAAGCAACGCAGGATAAAGATACGGTTTCGGCGGTGCGCCGTTCGTTATATGCCAGTTGCCTTTAGCGTCCTTGTATCTCCACGGTTGCATCGTGTGAGGTACACCCGGTGCGCCGTGCTGACCTGTGCCGAACTCTACAAACATGGCATATTCAACGTTTGTACCGACCGCCCAGACCTTAGGCTCAAGGTGTTCTGTAGAGATACTGCCTTTCAGCCTTCCTGTATCATACGGGCAGTTTACCTTTGCGTCACTCTTTATCTTCTGAACGCCTTTACCTATGCCCTTGTCTATTGCCGCATCTACGCTTCCGCCGAGCCGTCTGAGCTTAACCATAAGCCCTTCAAGTCCTTCGATTGACATTTCCATATGCTTAGGTCCTTTCTGCCGTTGCACTGTCGTGCATAGTGTAATGTGCGGCGGAGAGTATCTTATAATCTGCTCCGTCACACCTTACTATATCTCCGACTTTAAGCATGTCTTTATCCGTTGTTGCTATCGTCAGCATACCGTGTATTCTCTCGCCGTACAGTTCGACAGATACGCTGTCGGTTACCGGCTTTACAACAGCAGATATTGTCGCTACCTGTTTAAGCTCCGATACCGTTCCCACATAGTCGCTTTTCTTTGATACCTTGCGATACACCGCAAGCGTTCTTGCATCAACCGTCATCATTCGCACGGATAACACCGACCTTTCGGGGATAGTTCTGCAATCGTTTCTGCATATCGGGCGGCAGATCGGATATAAAGGAACGGGAAATACCGCCCTCGCTGCGAGCGGTTTCTCCCTCTGCTCCCTGTCTGTTATAGGCTATAACCGCAAGCTCTGTCTGCACGCTGATAAGCCTTGCAGGCATCTCATCTCTGCCGATAACGTCAAGGATAGTGTCCTCTGCACTGTCAAGAAGCACGGCGAGCAGTCCGTCCTGCTTTTCATCGGAAATGCCAAGACGGATTTTAAGCGTTTCCAGTGCTGTCATTGCGTTTCTCCTTACGATGTTGACTTAGGCAGTATCTTAATGCCGGTCAGCACACCTGCTTTTTTGGTGTTCTTGAGCGCAACACCGGCGATAAGCTCAACATCACCTTTCTTTACCGCTCCGGGCGCTGTAAGGTCGGGCATATAAGAGGATATTACCTTTGTACCTGTAGGCGAAATACCGTGAAAAGCGTCAAGACCTATCTTTATTGCGTAAATATCCGTTGTACCGTAAGCGGTAGTTGAGGGCGCTGTAGTATCAACGATATCTACCGAAGCCGTACCGTTGTAATATTCGCCACAGTCAAGCAGTGCTATGCCGTTGTAATATTCAACAGGAGTACCGAATGAATCTTCGTTTCTGCTGTAATAGCCTGCTCTCCTTGCACACGCTCTGAGTTTTGCCAGCATTTTTCCGTTCATAAGGAGCATATCTGGCTTGCCGTCAAGCAGTGAAAGGAAGCTGTCAAGCTCATCAAGGAACGCATTATAGTTAGTATCGGTAAGCGCCGATGTTGAAAGGTCCGCCGTTGACGTTACCTTTGTGTCCGCTGTTGAAAGTATCTTTTTTAATCCGTCAAACGTGCCTGTTACATAGCCTGCGCCCGAAGCGGCAGATGTGCCGTTAATAACAAGGTTCGTAAAATAGTTGGATGTTGCCTTTATCTTCTGCTCTGCCTGGAATGCGAGTTCATCAACTGCGCCGCTTGTGTTGGCTATAACTCTGTCAACCTCAAACGAACCGCCCATGATTACCGCTTCAGTCGTTTTCTTTTCTCTCTTTGCTTCGCTTGCCGTGTACTCACTGTTTATGGTACGCACCGAAGCGGTAGCAGGTGTTTTTAGCTGTACATATCCGTATGACAGCGTTGAACCGTTAGTGCCGGGTGAAATTGAATTGTCAAATACAAGTCTGTCAAGGAGAAGGCTTGAACGTCTGAATGTGTCGATTACCTGCTGATCCACTTTATCAGCCATACCGACTTTTGCTTCTGCAAGTGTGATTGCCATAATTTTTTACCTCTTTCTGATTATTTCCCTGCCTGCTTCATTCTCAGGGCTTCGGCAAGAGAGGCAGGTTCAGCTTTGCCCTTGCCCGATGCGCCTATTTTCGGCGGATTGCCCTTCATTCTTTCGTTGACCGCACATTCAACGGCTTCAGCAAATGCCTTGCTGACCGTTTCAATGCTTGTCTTGCATTCATCCGCACCGGTATAGTCAAGCACAGCGGCAAGCCCTACAGGAAGTCCCTTATCCGCAAGCTGTACCTTAGCTTCCGCCATAAGCTCACGCCTTGTAACCTCCGCCTCACGCTTTGCAAGCTTTTCCTCAGTCTGCTTACGCTGGTACTCGGCTTTCTGCTCTGCGTTCATTTTTTCGAGCTTCTTCGCCTCCGAGAGTTTCTCGTCTGCGTCCTTCTGCCACTTTGTTTTTGCTGTTTCCAGTGCCTTGCTTACACGCTTGTCAAACTCAGACTGCATATCCTTGTCCTTTAACATATCGTCAAAGGTTGGCTTCTGCAATGCGTTATCCTGAGCGTCACCGCCGTTATCGGCAGTCTGATTTCCGGGAACGTTTGCGCTTGCGCCACCGTCCCCCTCGCCCTCTGCGAAGTGCTGTAAGCCGATGAAAATTCTTCTGTTGTTCATGTTTCTGTCCTTTCTCCGCCCACTGCGTTCATTGCCCACAACGTTCGGAATAAATTGTTTTTGGGTATAAAAATACCGCTCCTTTCGGGGCGGTAAAATTATTAAGTTTTGTGCAATCAATTGCACACGGGTATAAGAAAACCGCTCACTGCTGTGGGCGGTTTTGTTCATATAAATTCAATAATGCTGTCAGTAAAGTCGCGATTGCTTACAATCGCAACACAGTTCTCCATATCGTATATTGGAACAGGTGCGAATTTTTCTTCACCGATTTTAATGTGAGAATATGGCTTTTCAGGCATTGCGGATAATTTTAAAACGCGATATTTGCCAATTGAAAATGATGATAAAATCTTATTCATAGCTGCCATACTCCTTTACATATTTTTTTAGCTCTTCTTCATAGCTTTTTAAATGATGTTTTGTGGTTTCTATTTCATTCCTCGGGATTTTATATTTCTTACTGTTCTCAATAAGATACTTTTTAGCCTCAATTTCATTCAGTATAGTTCTCAATGGTTCTGGCTTATCTGAATTTAAATTCCCTATATTCTGCATATAATGATGTGTTTCCTCTAAGACATCACTTATGCATACGTCATTTCTAAACAGCAATGTATCTCCGACAATTGCGGCACTTGCGCCTACATCATCAAGGTGTTTTTCTATTTCATCACTGCCGCGAATAATATTGGCGCCGTTTTTTCGTGCTTCTATTGTTAAATTGTTGAACTGTTCATCGCTAATAAAACGAAGTTTATCTCTTGATTTACCCAACTTTCTTAATCTTTCTTTTATTATACCACTTCCGCCCGATTTGTCAACACTATTAGCCTTATAAACCAGTTTTCCGTCCTCAGTTTTCTGCAAATTCTTGACCCACTCGTCAAAGTCAACATCTGCGCCTATCTCATCGCCCAGTTCGGCGAGCTCTTTATCAAGATCCTCCTCGCTCGGCAGAACAGGGAGCGTTGTAGAACGGCAGAACGGGTGCATAGGCGGAAGATTTACACCTGCCTGTGCGCTGTTACGCTTGAACACCTTACCGTCAAGCTCACGGCATAGATCGCTTGTGCGGCTGTCAAGGCAGGCGGAAAACTCGTATTCGTCAATGTCAAGCTCCTTGTAGCCGTACAGCTCCGCCATATTCGCAACACAGGTAGTTTCCGTCCGGACAAGCCTGCGTGCCTCGAAAGCGCCGACACCGCAGCGGTTCTTTATATCGTCCGCCATGTGCTGCTCGGACTTTCCTGCCATAATGCCCACAAGCATATCGTGCTTCAGCCCGTCTGCAAGTGCGTTTGTGTTATCCCAGACACGTTCGGAGAACATTTGTCCGCTCCAGTTGGTAGACAGAATAGCTTTCACACGGCTTTCGGGAATTAAATCAAAAGCCGCACGGTAATCCGCACCCTTCGTCACATCGAAAACCGTCTGCATATACGCACTCTGAATTATATCGCCCAGATGCTCTGCATCAACGCTTATTTCGGCGTTTGCAAGGCGTGAGCACATATCACTTATCTTGCTGTCAAGATCATTTAAGTGCCCTATTCTGTGGGCGTATGCAGGCGATGATAACAGTGTTTCAAGCTGTTGTTTCTTCTGCTCATCGGTGCAGGTGGCAAGAGCGGTCTTTATCTGTTCAAACATCGACTTGCCCGGTGCATTTTTGAGCATTGTTTCAGCTTCGGCAATACTCAGTTCAAACTTATCGGCAAATGTACTCAAAATGCCATTCGCTTCCCCTTGCAGATACCGAGCTGTTGCATAATAAGCCTTGCCGAGCGTATCGGCGGTGCTTTCCGCTTTTGCCGTGTAGCTTACCATTCGCTCTGCGGCTCTGTCCTCCCAATATTTCTTACTCGGATTCTTCATTGCTTTCGCTCCTTGCAAGCGGTGTGTTCATAAACATCTGCTGCTGTGTCGCTATAGCGTCCTGCTTCTGCTGTCGGAGTTCTTCTGCGGCACTCTGAGGATCTTTAACAAACGGCAGGAGCGACAGTAAAGTTTCCTGCGGCACTTTACCGTCAAGCGTTGCCACCACCTGGGATAATTCAAGCTCATTTTGAGGAAGCGAGCGTGTAAAGGTTATGTCTATCAGCTTCGGATCGATATGACCGCCCTTTATACCGATTATGTTGGAAAGGCACTCAAGGCGGTAACGTAAGCCTTCTGTGAAATACCGCTCTTTCGTCTTGGTTATCTGTTCAAGGTTCAATAGCTTGTACTTCATGGCAACACCCGAAGCATTCCCTGCAAAACTTTCATCCGACATATCGGGTACGCCCGAAATCTTGTGAATATCGGTAACAATACTCTTTCTCAGCACTTCCACGCTTACTTCATCAAACTGCCGTGTCAGAAAGCCTATTTCACCGTCCTGCGACAGCTCTACGACCCTGTTGCGCTGAATATCGCTATAAGTTTCCGTTTTTTCATCGTCTGTTTCACCGAGTATCTGACCTTTAATGTACATCAGGCTGTCAACGAACTGCTCCTTGTCGTTAACCCTGTCTGACTGCAACGTGTTATATGCGTCAATAAGGCTTATGACCTGCTCAAAATCGCCCTGTCGCTGACCGTCATTATAGATCTCATTCAGCGGTACTTTGCCGAAATAGTGCGGTATTATCTCGCCCTCCGATTTAAGTCCGAAGTTGCTTGTAAGCTCAAAGCACTGCGTTATCGTATCAGTCATAAGCTGACACTTGAAACACTCAGGCGTACTGTTGCCCGGCACGAAAACCGGATAGTAATACACGGCAAATACGGGATTTTGCTCCACAGTATCATCATAAACGACAAATGCGGACAGCGGAGTGATACGGGCAAGCTTCGGACGGCTGTCAGTGTCCATATAGATAAGTTCGTATGCTCTGCCGAATATTGCGGCATCGAGTGCAAGATCTGCGTCCTGCGTACTGCTGTCAGCATAAGAAAGGCAATCGGTTATTGCCGTAATATCCGTATCATCTTTACCGCTGTAAGAAACAGGAGTAGCTATCAGATACGAAGATGTAAACTTTGCGATATATGCGGCGTGGTTTATCATAACACGGTTGTTGCTCAGCACATCGTCACTTTTACGCCTGTCGCAGATGCGCTGTCTGCCGCAGTAGTAATTATCCAGCATCGTAAGGCGTGGCATTTCGTACTTATCGTGCTTTTCTATGTAATCCCGTGCTAATTTCGGCGTTATCATCCCCGCCGTTTTGTCCGTTGTGAAAATCGGTGATGTTATCATAAAATCTCCTTAATAAATGCCTAATTTCCGCTTGCTGAGCGTTGATTTCACTATCTTCCTGCCGATATAGTCCTCAAGGGCATAACGGATAGCGTCTATGGTGTGATTGTTCTTGTCGGGGAAGTCCGCTTTCAGCTCTCCCCTACTGTCACGGTCAAGTTCATATTCGTTGAACTCACGGGCGGCATTCGGGCAACGTGTACCGTCAATAATAATCTCTTCAAGGTTCTGAAGCCAAGTTATACCGTGCTCGACGCTTCCCGGACCTTTGACTGCCGTCCTTATGCGAAAACCCCTGTCCCGAAGCTCGTCGTTTGAGCGTGGCTCGGCAGACTCGGCAATGATTGTACCGTTCTGCGTGTTCTCCTTGCGGATTGCATTTGCAATAACGTCATACTTTGCAGCGCACCTGAAAAATTCGTAAAAAATAAACAGCCTGTTTCGCTTGCTGTCGAAATGAGCTGTTATATATACAAACGGGTCTGCGCCGTAGCCCCAGTCTATACCACGCTTGATATGATCAAATGACTTTATTTCCTCGTCCGTAATAGGACGGATAGTAATGTTTGTGAACACCTCTGCGCCCGTGCCGGTCACCTCTCCGAGATATTCATGCCTGTACTGCTCCGGCTTTGTCTGCTCAAGGTGCTTTGCTTCAATCAAAAACTGTTCTCCGAGCCATTCTGCCGGCACAGAACGATAGTCGCTGTGATGCACTATCTTGTCCGAGCGGGGAACAAGCACCTCGCTGTTTATCCAGTTTCTTTGGCTTTTCGGCGGATTGAACGTGTAAAAAACGGTGTATGTCGCACCGCCTCTGAGCAGGGATTGATTGATGGTGCGTATCTCTTCCATACCGCCGAACTCGTCCGCCTCCTCATACCACACATAGCGGATATAGCCCTTTCTGACTTTGGTAGATTTCAGCTTTTTCGGCTTGTCAGCACCACGGAATAAAATACGCTGTCCTGTCGGCGTGTAGACAAGCTCAAGCGGTGACTGCCTGCACTGCCATAAGTGCGACACGCCGAGCCTTTCTATTGCCCACAACAGCTGTTCATACACGCTGTCTTTCAGATATAAACCTACTTTTCGGATAACGACCGCATTCGCCATAGGATCTTTCATCATACCGAGCGGAATTTCCGTTGATGCAAAAGATGATTTTGTCGAGCCTCTGCCGCCTTTGAGCCAGTAATGCGTGTGCCTGTCTGCCTTTATATCCTTGTGCAGATCGTAGAACGAGGGCGCTATAATGTCGCTGAGCTTAACAGTCGTCAACTATCTTCACTCCCACATCCCCGTCAATACTGACCTTCTGCGTGTACTCCCCCGTCATCTTATTCAGCGTGTCTATTGCCCGTATCCTGTCCGACAGCTCGTTCTGCGCATCTTTTGCTATATCGGAAAGTATCGCCTGCCGTTCTCTTGCGGTCATTATGCGTGCAGTCTGGGCGTCTTCGGTGAGCTGTTTTATGTATTCCGTAATTGTAGTATTTTGTAGTAATTTTGAAGCATTAGTATTTGCATACTTTTTGCTGTATCCTGCCTGTATTGCACTCTGAGCGGCGTTACCGCACTGAGCGTAGTATTCGGCGAATTTCTTCTGTCTTTCGGTCATTGGCGGTACACCGTCCTTTCTTTTGGGTATAAAAAATAGCCGCTCCGGTTAGGGAGCGGTTATATTTTATATTTCATCAATCATAGTTTGTAATTTATTTTGAATATTAATAGCCGAATCTAAAATGTCTTTTTGTTCTTCAGACAGCATATTTGAATCATGGCGTAATTCTCTAATAAAAAATGATATCTTTCTGCGATAGTAATCTAACTCATCTTTATTAACTTTTTCACGACCAATTGCTTTATCAATATCATTTTGTAAATCAAAATATCTAGCAAGCACATAATCTTTTTGTATAATAGAATCGTTGAATTTTCTGTTTTGTGTCATTTGTGATCGCTCCAGTCTTCTTACAGAATTTAAAATCGAACTTAACATCACTTCATAAATCTGCTTATCATCAGACTTGCTTTGTGCTTCAGCAGAAGCAGACGGTATCTTTGCAATTGACATCAACGATATGCTATCTTCTTTCGCAGTAGATAGTATCGCTTCTGAAATTTCATTTTGTGACGCAATAACATCTTCATATGTGCGCTTACTATTATAAAATATTGTATTGATTGCAGACACATCAAATATAGGCTGAGATTTCTCATCTTGTATTAAAACAACTTTTTTACCGTAAGCCTGTCTTATGCCTAATTCATACATGACATTAGGGTTTCTTGAGCTTAAATCACATACTGCCATTTCGCATTCGACAAGATTTCTCAATATTTTATCGATTATGCTATCACAAATACGATCATTATCCACTCTATGAGGCTCATAACCTGCTTTTCTTACAGCAGGCGCTATTATCGTATCATAAACTTGCTTAAAATGATTCTCTGTATAGCCCTCTGGTGTAGATATAGGCATGATTATAAAACATTTTTTATTATTTTGGACTTCAGAACCACTTTTTGATTGTTTTACATTTTGTTCACTCATCATTGACACCTCCAAAAAATCACCAGTTTTCTACATTATAACCGATTATTTTGGAGGTGTCAACTATTTATATTTTGTCATTTTGAATTATAACACCCTTAAAACGAACAAAACGAACAACATTAACGCAAATACCGATTTATTCGCATTCTCACACTGTCGGGTGTGTTATCTCCACCGATTTCTACCGCAGTTCTCACCATTGTATAGCCTTGTATGTACCTGTAGTAGAACATATCCCTTGTCTGATTGTCCGCAATATTGCCGATGAAGCGTTCTACTTCTGCTTTCTGTGCTTTAAGTTCGGACAGTCTTCTTTTCTTGGCAAGGTGTGTATCGTTATCCGGAACGCCGGAAATCGTGACGCTATGTTTGACATAGGGGTACTCGCTCTGCGAGCCCTGCGTGCTGTCGGTTACTGCCGCATCGTTCAACTCTGATTCAAGCTGCTTGATACACTTGCAGGTGTAACGGTAATCTTTAAGTTTCTGCTTTGTCATTCTATCACTCCCCATAGTATCCGAAATCGTACAAATCATCCTCACGCACAATTTTTAACTCACCATCTCTTGCCTCTACAGCCCACAGCTGAGGATAATCTTCCGTCACAAGAGCTGTGACAAGCGTAACACTGCCATACCTATTGTGGCTGGCAACGCAACCGGGTCTCATTTCGCACTCGTAAAAACTACTCATTTAAATTTCTCCTTTCAAATCCTTCCTCGCCGGTCATCAGCTCGATACACCTCAGCGCAAGCATCAGCTTGACATCGTGATTTCTTGTGCTGTTGATCTCACATCTCAGCTCGTCCGACCTTCGTATATTCTCCTGGTATCCGACCTCTGCCTCGTGATTTTTCCTTGTTTTGTCTGCGTCCTTGCGATAATCACAAAGATATGCGTCCTTACGCTCTTTGCAAAGTCCCTTCGGAAGCTGACCGCTGCGGTAGATACTGCCGAGCTGTGACAGCTTATCAAAGTATTTATACTCGGCAGGCGGAAAGTCGGTATAATCAAGCGTGTTTTCGTATGCCATATGCTCCAGCTTTTCAAATGTTGCCGGATCATTGAAATTTATCTTCTTCATAATCATTCGGTGTAAGGTGGTGAAGGGTTTTGCCCGTTTTCCAACACCTTTTATATATATTTATTTTTTTCATTTTCCGTATGAAAGGTTAGAAAAACCCTTAAACCCTTCACCACCCTTCACCCTCCTTTCAGCTTATAGCTATTCCGATGTAACAATTACCATTTTTTGCTCGCACCTTAGGATACTTTTTCGACAATTCAACACCAAACTTCGTATTTGACATCTTATACTCGTTATTGTCATCGCACCACTGCGCATACGCCGCATAAAGCACGTTAGCCTGCGCATAGCAGTCCTTGCCCTCTGTACACCTGTCCTCGACAAAAGCGGAGATAACATCCATCTCTCTGCGGTACTCCTTGACCATAGCGACTACCGCCTTCGGCATATGCAGCCCCTCAGCCTGATACAGTACGCACCCCTCTACTGCCCAGCGGAAGATAGCGGGCAGCTCACGGCACAGCTTATATTTAAGACGTGGGTCTTTCTTTTCTTCGGGTATTTGTACAGTGAACGGTATCATATGCACTCTGCGCCAGATACCTGTGTCTGTGCCTCTGATTATCGGCTTATGATTAGTTGCCATCCACAGTTTGAATTCGGGCTTGAACTCAAACTCATCGCCGTACAGCTTGCGGGCAGTAACTATATCATCGCCTGTAAGCTGCTTCAGCAGACCCTCGTTGATACGCACGCCCTCGTTAGGCTCTACAGACGTAACAAACCTTGCGCCTTTAAGACGTGCTATATCGCTGTTTATGGCACTGCTCTGATTACTGCGTACCATTATTGTTTCCGGCTGGATATTGCTTGCGTAGTCGCCCATAATTGCACGGATAATATCAAGAAACGTTGATTTACCGTTTCTGCCCGTGCCGAACAAGAAGAATACGCACTGCTCCGCCGTTGAGCCTGTCAGCGAATAGCCGACCGCCTTCTGAACATATCGTATAAGGTCCTTGTCGCCGCCGAATATCTCGTCAAGAAATTTCAGCCACTGCGGACAGTCGGCGTTGCTCGTGTACTCTGCCGACGTGATACGGGTGAAGTATGCTTCCGGCTTATGCTCACTCAGCGTACCGCTTTTCAGGTCAAGAACACCGCTCGGAGTATTAAGCACCATCTTGTACTTATCCATCTGTGCCGGCACTATCGGAACGTGATGCTGTGCTTCCTTCAGCATTGCAGATTTCGATTTGTTGCTTCGGCTTGATTTCAGGTGTTTTTCAAAGTTCTTTGCCATATCTCCGCCGTCCTCAACGTCCATCTGCTCGTATGCCTTAGCCTCTGCCTTCATCGCAAGTACAGCCTTATCGGCTATGCGCTCTATTGTTCCGCTGTTGTCGTAGCACCACTTCCTACCGTCATAATACAGCCAGCGCTTGTCTGTATAACTGTAGCGGATCTCCCTGCCGAATAAGTCTATAAGCCGTTCTGCGTTCCCTGTATCGTCAAATGTGTACAGCTTTACAGGCTCGTCCTGTGCTGTATCGAGTTTTGCGTGTACAACAGAGCTTTCACCTGTGAACCTTGCCGTAAACTGCGGTGATTTCTGTGCCGGTTCGTATACCTTCTCACAGTCGGCTATGGCTTTTTGTATCGTTATTGCACCGTATGTACTGCCCGACTGCCGTCTGTCCCATTTCTCACGCATAAGCCCCGACTGTCTGTATATACAGTCCATCATATCCGCATCACACCTGCACCAGAACGCAAGCATATTACAAAGCGCCATATCAGCCTCAGACTGTGACACATATCCTGAATAATCGCCCTGCATAAGTGCATTGAAGCGTGGTGCGTTCTTTGCTTTTCCGGCGAGAGTTATAATATCATTTGCGGTTGCCGGAAGTGCCGGCGCATAAGCACGGGGCACAGCGGAAGGCTCACGCCCTCCGCCTATGTACTTTTCGTGCAACGCCTTAATAGCCTCTGTGCATTCGTTTATATCCATATATTCGGCGCACGGTTTGCCCGTCATAACGAAAAATCTGCCTGTTTCGTACATTTCGACATTGCCTCGTCTGCGCCCCTGCTTCGGCAGGTTTCCTTTGCAGATTATGTGAATGCCTTTGCCGGACTGCGACAGCTCGGTATATGACTGGAGTGTTGTTATAAATTCGGTGATAATGTTGTTTTCGCCGGTTTTGAATGCGGCTATCTCGTCACCCACTCCGTCAATATCCACACCGAAATACTCGCAGTTTCCGAACATGAATCCGACACCTGCAAAACCTGCCGAAGCCGCTACAGCCGTATTGAAATCCGACCATGTGGACGGATCGTTGGAGCGGGCAAGTTCGCCCGTATGAGGATTGATCGGAAGTTTTTTTATCTTACCGCCTGCCTCATCGGGTACAGCCTGCCAGCACACCCAGTTTGAGAGCTTTTTAAGCTCATCGGGAATATATTCGTACATTATTTCCCCCATCAGAACGGATAGTCACCGTCATCTTCCGTAACTGCTTCCGTTGTTGTGGTTGCCGCAAAGCTCTCGTTTTTCGGCGCTGATACGGTATCGGCGGTCACGGCGGTCTTGAACTTATGCTTGCAGTCGGGGTGCTGTGTCGGTTCAAGATAGCTTACCTTTTCTCTTGTGGTGCCCTTATCGTCCGTTTCGTGCTTTACTACAGCTATCACACACTTGCCGACAAGATCGTCGCAGTATTCCGCAAGATCCTTGTATTCCTTGCCGTCAGTGAGCTTTGCGGCCTTGCCTACTGCCATAAGTCTGCCGAACGTATAACCGTTTACCGCAAGGTCTTCCTTTGTAGGTTCTTTAGCCTTCCATATCTGATAAAACAGGCAGGCGTTGCCGTATTTCTGCTCCGGAATATCATTCCTTATCGTCAGTCTGAAGCTCAGCGATGTACTGCCGCTCTTATATGTTTTCTCGTCTACGCTTGTGATTATCGTTTCATATCTGCCTTCGGGCTTAAGCGCACTCGTAGCCGCTGAATTGTTCTGTGAAAATGCCATATTATTTATCCTCCGTTATAAGTCTTATTGCGTCTTCTGTGCTTCTGCATATACCTGCAACAGCACCCGAACGACGCATTTTTTCAATAAAATTCTTCTGTTCGGGGCGAATACGTCCCGTTTTTGTCTTTACCTCTATGAATATTGCCTTTCCGTCCGACTGCCTTACGCCGAACAGGTCTGAAAATCCGACCGGTACGCCCGTGTCGAAATATCTGCCGTCAAATGTTCTGCCCTTGCCGACGTTAATGCGGAATATCACACAACCGTTCTCGGACAGCGCACGTCTGACAGCATTCTGAATACTGTGTTCTTCTGTCAATAGATAAAACCTCTCTTTCTTGCTTCGTAAAACGCCCAGCCCCTCTGATACCCTTTCTTCTTTGCGTATGCAAGCAGATCGGAATAGGACGAACAATCATCGGGACTGCTGAAATCCAGCCTGAAGCCCTCGATATGAATAAGCTCGGTGCTTTCGCTTGTTTCTATATCCCGGCTCTTTACCGGGAAAACATATCCGCAGTGAGGGCAGATACAGGGCTGACCGGGCGGCGGCGCTCCGAATGTATAGTAACATTCGGGACACTGTTTCACCTTTTCGGCATTCTCCGCAGCTTCTTTCTTTATGTTGCGCTTGCGCTTTTCAAGCGACCACAGGCGGTCATCATCGGGCATTCCGAAGCGTGCGTAATTGCCGACATGATCAAGAATTATCGCACGCTTGCCCGGTCGATAGCGCATACATCTCATTGACTGCTGAATGTACAGCGTAAGAGATTGAGTGGGACGGAGCAATATCGCACATTCGCAGTCGGGAACGTCAAAGCCCTCCGATATTAAATCGACATTGCAAAGTATCGTTATCCGTCCTGCTCTGAAATCCGAAATAATACGATTACGCTCTGCATCGGGAGTTGTACCGTCAATGTGTACGGCGTTTATGCCTGCTTCTCGGAACGCTTCGGCGGTAGCGAGCGAGTGCTTAACACTTGAGCAGTAGCAGACGGCTTTCTTACCGTCTGCAAGCTGTCTGTAGTATCCGATAACATCACCGAATACAGCCTTTTTGATCATTGCCTTTTCAACGTCCGCCGTAACAAACTCGCCCATTTTGATATGAAGCCCCGATAAGTCGGCTACGGACGGTGCATAGTAGTCATACGGTGCAAGACAGTTGTGATCAATAAGCCATTTGGTAGACGGCCCGATTATCAGCTTGTCGTTGACATCACCCAGACCGTCACCGTTCAGGCGGACAGGCGTTGCCGTTACCCCCACACGAAGCACATCGGGGAAAGCATCATAGATTTTCTTGTACGACAGCGCAAGGCTGTGGTGATTTTCGTCTGTAATGATAAGCGCAGGCTTTGACAGTTTTTTTATCCGTCGTGCTGCGGTCTGCACCATCATCACGTCACAGTAGTTCATATCAACGCCCCAGCGTATGAACGTCCTTATTATCTGCTGAACAAGCTCCTGCCTGTGTACAAGAAATAACACCTTTTTCCCGTTGAATGTAGTCCGCCGTGCTATCTCTGCTACTATCACCGACTTACCGCCGCCGCACCCGAGAACAATGCAGGGAGCGTGATAACCCTCACGCCACGCCTGCCTTGTCTGCTCGACAAGCTCACTCTGATACGGTCTTAGCGGCATTCTGCTTTTCGACCTCCTTCTTTGCACACGCTATGCACAGCTTTCTGCCGAATTTTGCAACCGAGCTTTCAACCATTTCCGCTACCGTATGCTTAGGTGTCGGCATAATGACGGCGCCGCATTCTTCACATCTGTCGGGCTCTGCACCCTCGCTGAGCCATGCGCCGAGCTGAGCACCTAAATCTTCGGTGATAACACCCGACCACTTATCGAGGAATGTTGTGTCTTTTGAAAGACTTGCGATATGCTCACGGTTTATCTGAAATGCTATGTCAAATTCATACTCGGTGTTATCACGCTGCACCGGCGCAAGTCCTATCTTGACAGGAACGGTCTTGCCCCTGTCGTTGATTTCCATAGCATAGCCCATCTTGGTACGCAGTGTAATGATTGTGTGGCAGTTGACCGACAGTATGGTATTGACAAGATTGTTCTGTATCTTTCCTGCCTCGTCCCATGCGGTATAATCGTTCTTTCCCTGACGCTGTGCTATCTGTGATTTGATGTCAAGCACTCCGCCCTCGTTATCCCATGCGTGTGAAAAGCTGTCCACTATTATTACGCCGTCCTCCCCGACCGCCTCAGCCGCCTGTCTGACGTACTCTATGTACTTTTCGGGCGAATACGGCGGTGTAAGCGGGGCGTAGAGAAATTCTCCCGTGCCGAGATCGTGACGATCGGCATAGAATCTGCCACGCTCGTGTTCTGTATCTATAAGGGCAACCTTGCCCCAGTTGCCCGTTATGCCTTTTGCGAGATAGAGCGACGAAAGCGTTTTACCGCTTCCCGACGGTCCCATGACCGCAATTCTCGCCTTTGATTTCTTTCTTGTTACGGGTGTAAATATATTGCTCATAGCTACCTCACTTTATCGTTATATACGGCTTTTTCTCAAGATGTACGGCAGGGAGCTTTTCTCCGCTGTCGAGCAGCTTCTTGACCTCTGACTTGCATATGGTCGGTTTGCTATACTTTATCAGCGATTCGTTGAATGTTTCGGCATAGTCAATAAACTGCCGCTCATCGTCAACAACCACACTGTCACGTCCCTCTGAGAACGTTATTTTTGCTCTCGGCATATCGACCTTTTTCAGTCTCATTGCCTGCATATCCTGTAACAGACGCTTTTTCAGAAACTCTGCCTTTTTGCGCTTTGTCTTTGCTCTTGCCGTCTGTTCCTTAGCTTCAAGCTCGTGGCTGTCTGCCTCACGCTCAAGGGATTTTATGAAGCAGGCGACGTTTTCGGCCTTTTCACTGAACTCACCCTCGATGCCTTCGAGAGTGTCAAACCACATCGTCAGCATATCGGCCTTGTATGCTTCAAGGTCAGCAATGACCTCGCCGTCATCGTCTATATACTCACCGTCAGCATTGGTGTCCGGTTCGTAGTCATTTATAGCGTCAAACGCATCGAAAAGTTCGGCAAACCTGCCGGTTATATCATATAATGTACTGCTCATACGATTTCCTCCGTCATTTTCTCAAAAAACTGCTTTGCTTTGCTGACAAACAGATCGTGATTACTGTCTGCGGAATTATTGCCGATAAACTCGCAGAGCCGCTTTGCCGCATCAATGGCAGTGGCAAGATACGCTTTAAACGTTTCCTTGCTGTCGGGTACTGTCACCGTAAGTTCCGACTGCTCACGCTTAGCGGCTTCAAGCTGACTGCGGAGCTCTTCAAGTTTCTTTTCATTCTCAGCTTTAAGGCTGTTCATTTGCTCCGTATGCTCACGGTTTAAGCGGATAGTATCCTGTAATGCGTCCTCCTGCACCTTGTCGATTTGCTCCTCGTATGTCTTGCAGATATTCTTAAAGGTGTCCTTGTCAACGGCACCGTCCGGAAGTGCCACTTCCACATCTATCGGACGGTTTTCAAGTTCCTTTATCTCGGCTTCGAGCGCCGCTATCTGCTGTGACAATGTGTTCTTTGCTTTTTCGAGTGATTTTGCCTGCTGAGCGGCGGCGGATGCTTCGGCTTCTGCGGCCGACTTATCGGCTACCGCCTTGTCCTTTTCCGCTCTTATCTGCCGTATCTGCTGTTCAAGCTCACGGACGGAGGTGTT